CAAATATGCCGCAGCACGATGCAGCCCACGATCAGGGCCGGAGGGTCGCGCCCTCCATGCGGCGCCAAATAGGGCGTGCCCGTCTCGCTGAAAAGATGGGAGGGTCGGGTACGGGGAATTTTTGATTGAGGTGGTGACATGGCTGCACGGCTGACGGATAAGCAGAAAAAGAAAATAGTGGCTGATTATCTGGAGACCGAGAGCTATAACGCCACAGCAAAAATCAATGGGGTTTCCAAAGATACTGTGAAGCGGATAGTGCTAAAGTGCGAAGGATTCGCCCAAAAGGCGCAACAAAAAAAGAAGCAGAATACACTTGATATGCTGGCCTTTATGGAGACGCGCAAGGAAAAGATGCAGGAGGCCATCGACCTCCACCTGATGGCGCTGACAGACCCGGAAAAGATAAGTGATGCCGGTTTGTCTCAAATCGCCACTTCTTTCGGGATCATCGTTGACAAGGCCACAAAGAACACAGCCAGCGGAAACGACAGTTTGAACAAGTTGGATGGTTTGTTGAAGGAGTTTAAGGATGCTGTTAAGTCCGAAACAAACTGAATTTGTCCGGGAGGGGCATCACCGCTGGAATTTTAAGGGAGGGGCCACCCGCAGCGGGAAAACCTACCTTGATTTCCGGTGGATCATCCCAATCCGCATCCGGGAGCGTGTTGGCAAGGACGGTCTGACGGTTATTCTTGGTGTCACTAAATCTACCATTGAGCGGAATGTACTTGAGCCTATGCGAACGATCTATGGTGACGATCTTGTTGGCACGATTTCCAGCGACAATACGGCGTGGATATTTGGGGAAAAGTGCTACTGTCTTGGAGCGGAAAAAGTAACGCAGGTATCAAAAATCCGCGGTGCATCAATCAAATACTGCTATGGAGACGAGGTGGCGGACTGGAGCCAGGAAGTCTTTGAGCTGCTGAAAAGCCGTCTGGATAAGGCGTATTCGTGCTTTGACGGCACTTATAATCCGCAGGGGCCGAATCACTGGTTGAAAGTGTTTCTGGACAGTAAAGCGGATATTTTTAGCCAGACATATACCATTGACGATAATCCGTTTCTCCCGGAGGCTTTTGTGGAGAACCTAAAACGGGAGTATCGTGGCACGGTTTTTTATGACCGTTATATTTTGGGACAGTGGGCGCTGGCTGAGGGACTGATCTACCCCATGTTTGGGGAGAGCAACATCGTGGACGCGGTTCCAGACAGGGGCGAGTATTACATATCCTGCGACTATGGAACACTGAACCCCTTTTCCGCTGGTTTGTGGTGCTGGGACGGGAAAACTGCAACCAGGATACGGGAGTATTACTATTCGGGACGGGACGAGTGCTCCAACAAGACAGACGAGGAATATTACATGGAGCTGGAGAAGCTGGCCGGAGATTTGCCCGTAAAATCAGCCGTTGTGGACCCTTCTGCTGCCAGTTTTATTGAAGTCATCCGGCGGCATAAGCGGTTCACCGTCAAAAAGGCCGTCAATGATGTTTTGCCGGGGATCATGACAACAGCCAGATACTTGCAGGACGGAACGGTCAAGATCCATCGGTCCTGTAAGGACGCGATCCGGGAATTTGGCCTATATAGATGGGATGAAGAGTCCACAGAGGACAGGCCCATCAAAGAAAACGACCACGCTATGGACGATACAAGATATTTTGTGATGACTATTCTCCGGCATAAAGTCGGGAAGGAGACTTATATTCCGCTGTACGCACGGAGGTGAGACATTGAGGACATATCAAGACCTGCTGGAAGTTGGAGAAAACGAAAAAGAGCGCATGGAATTTGTGCGGGGAGCTGTTCGGGACCATATTTCCAGCGACGATTATAAAATCGCTGCCGCTGCGGAGGCGTACTATGCAAAGCACAACCTGACTATTGAGAAATTCCAGAAATTCCTGTACAACGCCAACGGGCAGGCTTATCCTGATCTGTTTTCTGCGAACTACAAGCTAAAAACCCTGTTTTTTCGGCGGTTTGTTATCCAGCAGGTTCAATATGTGCTTTCCAACGGCGTTACTTTCGAGCAGGACAGCACAAAAGAGCGGCTTGGAGAGACATTTGATAGCAGACTGTCCCAAATGGCTAAGAAAGCCATGGTGGACAAGGTGGCGTTTGGGTTTTGGAACTATGACCATCTGGAGGTTTTCAGCTACGCTGACACGCCAAACGAGCCGGGATTTGTACCGCTGTACGACCAGGACGATGGTTTTCTAAAGGCCGGAATTCGCTATTGGAGCCTGGAAGAGACACAAACGAAACGTTATACCCTCTATGAGCTGGACGGATACACAGAGTACATCCAGCGTAAAGGCGAAGACATACAGGTAAGCCAAGACAAGCGCTCCTATCGGCAGACGATCCGCCGGTCAGAAGTGGACGGGGAGACTGTGGAGGGCGGAGACAACTATCCGGGTTTCCCGATCATTCCCATGTATGCCAATGATCTTCGCCAAAGTGAGTTGGTTGGAATTCGGGAGTCCATTGACTGTTACGATTTCGTTAAGTCTGGGCTTGCCAACGAAATTGACGATTCCAGCGGCATTTACTGGGTTTTGCAAAACTCCGGCGGCATGGATGACGTAGACATCGCCCGGTTCCTCGATAGGATGCGGACATTGAGAGCCGCAACGGTGGACAGCGACGACGGAGGCGGGGCGGAGGCACACACACTGGATGTCCCATATCAGGCACGAGAAGCCATGCTAACACGTCTCAGGAGTGACCTGTACGAGGATTTCCAGCTTGTGGACATGGATAAGATCATGAGCGGAAACCTGACCGCTACGGCTATCAGAATGGGCTACCAGGGCCAGGATGACAAATGCGGCGACTTTGAGTATTGCATCCGGGACTTTATCGGGAAGCTGCTGGCTTTGCTTGACATTGACGACACGCCGTCTTTCCAGTGGAACCGGATCGCAAACCAGTTGGAAGAGACGCAGATGGTCATGACTGCAGCTACTTATTTGGACTCTGAAGCCATTCTCCGCCATTTGCCTTGGCTGACAAACGATGAGGTAGATGACATTTTGGAGCGGAAAGACGCCGAAGCAATGGACAGGCTGGGGGTGACGAATAATGCCAACAGACCTGGGGCACCAGTGGACGGATCAGGAACTGGAACGGCTGGAACGGAGAATAGCGAGGGTTTACCGGGAAGCGTGGGATGACCTCGAAAAAACAGTCATCGACTACTTTGAACGCTTCCAAGAACGGGACGAACAGATGAAAAAGCTGATCGGAACCGTTCAAAATGGTAAAACCTGGACAGAAGGAGATTACAAACAATGGAGATTGAACCAGATCGGGCGCGGAGAGCGATTTGACGATTTGGCCGTCAAGGTTGCGGAGCGGTACACCAAGGCCAATGAAACCGCAATCGCCTATGTGAATGATGATACGCCGTCTATTTACTCTCTGAATCGTAACTATGCCGCGTATACCATAGAACAAGTAGCTGGTGACGCGGGGTTTGCACTGTGGGACGAACAGACCGTAAAGCGCTTGATCGTGGAAGAACCCGACCTGATGCCATATTACCCGCCTGAAAAGGCCGTAAAGCGAGGGATTGACCTGGCATGGGGAAAGAGACAAATCACTGCCTCTGTGACAAGTTCCATCTTGCAGGGCAGAAGTATCAAAGGGATTGCGGACGATTTGCAGAACCGCATATCGGATATGAACCGGACAAGCGCCATAAGAGCCGCAAGGACTGCCGTCACAGGCGCGGAAAACGCCGGGAGGATGGACAGCTATGTGGCGGCGGCGAAAATGGGCATCAAGGTCCGCAAGCGGTGGATTGCTACAAAGGACAGCCGGACCCGGCACAGCCACCAGACGCTGGACGGCGTGACAGTGGACTATAACAAGCCTTTTGAATCGGATTTAGGCAGTGAAATGATGTTCCCCGGAGACCCAAAGGGTGCAAAGCCTGAAGACCTCTACAACTGCCGGTGCAGTATGCGGACGGTTGAGGTGGAAGGGATTGAGGCCGAACCCCGCCAAATGCGAGTAAAAGGTCCTGATGGGAGGTATGTGCTTGTCAATGAAATGACCTATTCCGAATGGAAAGAGTGGGTGAAAAGCCGTGGCGAATAACAGCGAAATGCGAATTGACGTTGTAAACAACTCCGTCCAGGTGGGAGAAGCGTTTCGCGCGGCTTGCCTGCGGGCCTTGGAGCGCTGCGGGATGGAGGCGGAAGGGTATGCAAAGGACCTTGCCCCGGTTGACACTGGGCGGCTTAGAAACGGCATTTCACACGCAGTTTCTGAAGATGAAATGGCCGCTTACGTCGGGACGAACGTCGAATACGGCGTTTACCAGGAATTAGGCACCGGCATTTATGCGGAGGGCGGAGGCGGACGGCCCACGCCGTGGGTGTACCAGGACGCACAGGGCAACTGGCATTGGACAAGGGGCAATCAAGCACACCCGTTTTTGAAACCGGCGGTGGCAGACCACCCGCAGACCTACCGGAATATCATAGAGGATGAACTGAAAAATGGATGAAAAAGCATGGGCCATTATCAAGGCCATCATTACCAAAGGAAACGACGCCGTAGTCCGAAAAAAAGGAGATGGGTACATTGTTCTGGAGGACAAGCGGGAAATCAAGTTCCAGGCAAAAGAAAACCGCCCCGGTTAGGGGCGGAAGAAAGGCATTAGTCAACTAATATTTCACGAAATCTTTCTTTGTCATAGTGCACAAGAACCGTGCTTCCACCAGAGCGCAGAGAAACTTCATACCCATATCTGGATGGGACGAGCGATAGCGAGAGAGATTCGTTGCAATCAGCGAACTTGACTTCCCCGGACTTGTGCAATAAATCCCACAACTTGTTAAATCTCGTGTTGTTCATCTTTTTCCCTTTCTGCCCTCGTGACCTCCGGGGCGGGTGGTTGGTTTAGTTGTGGCAGCCGGTAGCGTTTGCAAATGCAATCAAGGCTTGCTTTGCGGCTTCGTGCGCCGCCTTCAATCCAAGGTTTTCTCTGTCTGCGCAGTATGCGTAAAAGAGTTTGCATTCATTTTCGGCTAAAGTATCAAGGATTTCTTGGTTTGTCATTTCTTTCCCTCCCGGCCTGTGGCCTGTCTTGTTTGTTCCTTGTGAGTATAATATAACATGGTTTAACCATATATTCAAGCGGCAAATTTCACAAAGTTTAACCATATATATTGTGCGGATTGTACATTGTTAAACCATATAAAATCATGTAAAATGATTTTGGAGGTGGTACAATGGCGCTCACAGAGGCACAGAAAAGAGCGAATAACAAATACATTGCTGAACACATGACTGTTTTAGGGTGTAAGGTCCGAAAGGAATATGCGGACAAGGTGAGAGAAAAAGCAAAGGAAGAAGGGACCAGCGTCAATGCAATATTGAAAAGGGTGCTTGATGAATTTTTAGAAAAGTAAACACTGAACCCTGCTCTAATTGGTGAGCGGGAAGGACCGTTGGGGTCAACTTGTAAGGGTTTCTTGCAGGTTGGCTCCTTTTTTATTTGGTAAAACCCGCAAAGTACAGCGGTTTTTATATCACAGTCGCCCCCGAAGTACTGGGGCCGAAGAAAAGGAGACTGATTATGGCACTGACCAGACGTGCCCTCAAAGCTATGGGCATTGAGGACGAGAAGATCGACGAGATCATCACCATGCACACAGACACTGTGGACGGCCTGAAAGCGGACGTTGCAAAGTATAAGGCCGACGCAGAAGCCCTGCCCGAAGTACAGAAGCAGTTGGAAAAGGCGCAGGCTGACCTGGAGGCTGGGAAGAAAGACAGCTACAAGGTCAAGTATGAAGCCCTGAAAGAGGAATTTGAGGGCTACAAGACCGAGCAGACCAAGAAGGAGAGCCACGCGGCCAAGGAAAAGGCTTATCGGGCGCTCCTGCAAGAAGCCGGGGTAAGTGAGAAGCGCCTGGAATCCGTCCTGAAGGTCTCCGATGTGGACAGCGTGGAGCTGGACGAAAAGGGGACCATCAAGGGCGCTGACAAGCTCACGGAAAGTATCAAGAGCGAGTGGGCGGACTTTATCACCACTACGCAGACCAGAGGCGCACAGACCTCCAATCCCCCGGCAAACAACAACAGCGGTGCAATGACAAAGGCCGACATCTACAAAAAGGATGAACATGGCCGGTATGTTTTGTCCGCCGCAGAGCGTCAAAAGGCGCTCGTGGAAAACCAGATTACTTGAAAGGAATGATATTGAATGGCAGCTACCAATGTTGAGAGCTTTACTACCCCTCGCGATTCGCTCCCCAATGTATATACCACCGTGACCGCCCGCGAGGTGGACTTTGTTACCCGGTTCAATGACAACTGGGAGGCCCTGCGGAACATCTTGGGCATTATGCGGCCTATCCGCAAGACGCCCGGCACTCAGCTGATCTCTTACACCGCAAGCGTGGATCTAGAGGATGGCGAAGTGGGCCCCGGTGAGGTGATCCCCTATTCCAAGACCACCATCGTACAGGCCAAGAAGGATGACATCACCATTCAGAAGTACGCCAAAGCTGTTCCTATTGAGGACGTGGACAAGTACGGCGCGGAGATCGCCGTGGAGAAGTCCGACGATGCGTTCCTGACTAAGCTCCAGAACGTGGTGCTGGGTGACTTCTACACCTTCCTGAACACCGGTTCTCTGACCGGCACCGCCACCACCTGGCAGGCCGCTCTGGCCCAGGCTCAGGGCAAGGTTCTGGACAAGTTCGCAGGTATGGCAAAGGACGTGACTCAGGTCGTTGGCTTTGCCAATATTCTTGATGCTTACGACTACCTGGGCACTGCTGACATCACCGTACAGACGCAGTTTGGTATCAATTACATCCAGAATTTTATGGGCTACTCTACCCTGTTCCTGCTCCCGGCCACCATTTCCGGAAACTCCGGCATTGCCCGGAATACGGTGCTGGCAACTCCTGTGGAGAATATCGACCTGTACTACATCGATCCAGGCGACAGCGAGTTTGCCCGGCTGGGCCTGAACTACACCACTCAGGGTGAGACCAACCTGATCGGGTTCCACGCCCAGGGCAACTACTCCACCGCTGTGGGAGAGAGCTACGCCATCATGGGCATGAAACTGTGGGCTGAGTATCTGGATGGCATTGCCAAGATTACCGTATCGGCGGGGGGTTAATCGGGTCTGACACTTTAACGCTCTTCCCCAGCAGTCAGACCCTATTGGGGAAACAGGTCTCTGAATTGGTCGGTGATGATCTGACAGTAAAAGCCGATGGTTCTGTAACTGGTACATTTCACTATGTGACTGGGTATTCCGAGTTCAGCAGTTTGCCAGGTGAAGATAGCGGCTATTACTTCCCCTTCCACCTGACCAAAACCGGGACCAATATGACCTTCAAGAAAAACGGAGAGACCACAAAGGACAAGATTGCCTTTGACCCAGACATTGTATTCCGGGTGACAAAGGATGACACCTTTGAGGTGCTTGTGGACGATGCCAGCGTTGTGAAATTTACGTTCACTGGCGCGACATTTGAGCCGCAGGCAAAAGCAAAAACCAGATCGAAAAAGTGATAGGAGGGCGGCGTGATGCTTGAGACCGTTTTGATGTATCTGAATAACTGGTTCGTCGTGGGCCGGTATGACGATACATACACCATCGAGGACGGGAAGCTCACGCTGCCCTTTCTCGTAAATGGGCAGTATTTCCGCATTGTGGGGAGCCTGTTTAATGACGGGGTGTACCAATATCCGGCCGAGTTGACAGACGAGACGTTTGACGGTTCTGTATGGACGCTGGCAATCCCCAAGGCGCTGCTGTCCACTGTGGAAGAGATCACTGCCTGGACGGCCAAAAACGGGGACGGCGGGCCGTATACGTCGGAGAGTTTCGGCGGGTACAGCTATTCCAAGGCTACCAACTCCAAAGGGCTTGCGGTGGGCTGGCGGGACGTGTTCGCCGCCCAGCTTGCCCCCTGGAAGAAACCAGCGGGGAGCTGGCAATATGCGAACCCGAACCCGCATATGACTCCGCCGGAACCGCACAAAGACAACCCGTGGAGGTGAGAACGTGTCTTTGCTGGATGATTTTGCACGCACCTGCGTGCTGATGGAGAAAAAGCGTGTGCCAGATGGAGCAGGCGGCTACATGGTGCAATGGGAAGAAGGGGCGGAGTTCACCAACTACCAGGCGCTTGACACCTCCATGGAGGCCAGAATCGCGGAAAAGCAGGGTGTCACAAGCCTTTATTCCGCGCTGGTGGACAAGGATTTCCCCATCGAGTACAACGACGTATTCAAGGACACGGAGACCGGCCAGACCTACCGTGTGACCTCCAACCCGGAGGAAAAGCCTGCTCCTAAATCCTCCACGCTGCCTCTAAAATACTTCACGGCGGAGAAATGGAGCCTGACCACATGAATATCAACATTTTAGGAACAGAGTATACTGTCACCCTCGCAACGGAACAATCAGAGCCTCGCCTTGAAAACTGTGACGGATTTTGTGATGAAACCACGAGGGAAATCATTGTTGAGAATTACAAAAGAGGTCTAGCAGGCGGCAAAGGAAAACTGGAGTTGCAGGAGCAGAAAAACCTTCGACACGAAATTGTACATGCGTTTTTGTTTGAAAGCGGATTGGCCGAAAACAGCGATTGGGCACAAAACGAAGAAATGGTGGATTGGGTTGCCAAGCAAGGGCCAAAGTTGATTAAAGCATGGCAGGAGGCGGGCGCTTTATGACCAAGAACAAAGCGCTCTATTCCTGGTTCAACGAGGGAGCAATCCCGTTTTACCGTGCGTCCTCTGTTCCGAATGACGTAATCATGCCATATGGGACATACGAGTATATCGAGTCCGCATTTGACGCCGGAGAAGTCGGCCTGACAGTCAACCTATTCTTTCGGACGGAGAGCGAGGCCGTACCAGACGAAGCGGCACAAAACCTGTCTAAGCGCATTGGATACGGCGGCGTGACGATCCCCTGCGACGAAGGATACATCTGGCTGAAACGGGGATCGCCGTTTTGCCAAAGCGTTGTTTACGAAGAAGACCCGGCCATCAAGCGCCGGTTCATCAACATTACCGCTGAATACCTGACATTCAGCTGAAAGGAGACACAATGGGTAAATTTACAAAAATCCCGCAGAACACATTTGAGGAGCTGCAAATGGACGCGGGCGTTATTCTTACAAGTTTTGATCCGTCAACACCGGACGCTCCGGAAGATACGGATATTGTGTGCGCCACTACTGGCGGCATCCAGGTTTCCTGCGTTCCTACCTACTCCGACATGGGCGAGGACGTGGACAACTGCCCCGTCAATATGATGGAGCTGAAGCACCTGGACTCCTGGGAATGTACCATGAGCTTTACGGCTCTTGGCACGTCGCCGGAGGCAATCAAGCTGGCTCTTGGAGCGGCGGACATCGGCTCTCCCGATACCACGAAAGTCACGCCTCGACGGGACCTGTTGCAGACCGACTTCCAGGACATCTGGTGGGTTGGTGATCGGGCAGACGGCGGTATGGTGGCTGTGTGCCTGAAAAATGCTCTGTCTACCGGCGGATTTTCGCTCCAGACCACCAAAAATGGCAAGGGCCAGGTCTCTGTGGAGCTGACCGGCCATGTGTCCATGGACGCACAGGACACCATGCCCATGGAATTTTACTCTGCAGGTCCGGAGGAAAGCACCTGATGAGACTGTCTGATATCAAGGGTGAGCGGACGCTGGACGTGATCGCCGATATTATCGATCCGATTGCCAACATTGCGGAGGATGAGGTGGCGTCTGATCTGTTCAAGCGAGAAAAGCTGCCGGAAGGCATGACGGCCAAGAAATTCCTGTTGCAGAGGGCAAGAAAGGCCGCTCCTGCCCTCCTGAAGGGCCACAAGGGCGACATTATCTCAATCTTGTCCACCATCGAAGGGACCACTCCAGAGGCATACACAGGCACGCTGAACCTCGTCAAGCTCATCAAGGACACCATTGATCTGCTGACCGACGAAACGTTCACAACGCTTTTTATATCAGCGCAGAGCGGGGATTCCTCTGGCTCTGCGCAGGAGAGTACCGAGGCCCCCGGAGCGTAAAGGCTTTTTCCCGGTACGTCTTTGCACGGTTTGAACAAGACGCAAAAGACAAGGCGTACCGGGTTTATATGACTGACGTGTTAAAAATCCTTGCGGAAAACTCTGCGAGATATGCCGGCGGCAGTTACATGAAGTCAAGATACTATGACCTGATTCATCCAAAGCCGGAAGAGACTAGAACTCCGGAAGAAATCATCGGGAACATGAAAGAGAAAATTGCACGGATAGGGGGTGAAGACGCTGAATCTGTTTGATTTATTTGCCCGCATCATTTTGGATACGAGTGATTATGACGATAACCTGGACGAAGCCAGCAGAAATACAGAGTCGTTTGCGGAGAAGATGAAAAATGGACTGTCCACAGCTGCAAAAGTAGGCGCTGCCGCTCTGACGGCTGCTGCGGCTGGCGTGGCTGCTCTTACCAAGTCTTCTATAGATCAGTACGCAGAGTATGAGCAGCTTGTGGGCGGCGTGGACACCCTGTTCAAAGAGGCGTCTAATACCATCCAGCAATACGCCTCAAACGCATATAAGACCGCTGGTGTATCTGCCAATACATATATGGAGCAGGCCACGGCATTTTCCGCTTCCTTGATTCAATCTTTAGGCGGTGATACTAAAGCGGCAGCAGAGTACGCCAATCAGGCCATCATGGATATGAGCGACAACGCAAATAAGATGGGTACGGACATTGAATCCATCCAGCAGACGTACCAGTCTTTGATGCGAGGAAACTACGCCATGCTGGACAACCTGAAACTGGGGTACGGTGGCACAAAGTCCGAACTGGAACGCCTGGTTGCGGATGCAGAGGAATTGACCGGACAGGCATTAGACCCATCTAAATTCTCCGATGTGATTACTGCTATCCATGCGGTGCAAGAGAACATGGGAATCACTGGCACTACTGCTAAAGAGGCCGCAACAACCATTGAAGGCTCTGTCGGGATGATGAGAGCAGCGTGGGATAATCTGCTTGTCGGCATTGCAAATGATAACGGAGACCTAGGAAGCCTTACATATGAATTTGCGGACACTGTCGAAACTGCGCTAAGTAATATTCTTCCAAGAGTAAAAATAATTTTGGGCGGAATTGGGCAAGTTATTGCAGATATGGGCACAATAATTGCTCAGACGCTTCCTGAAATGATTTCCACAGTTTTACCATCGCTTATCAGCGCCGGGGCGCAGCTTCTTGTGGGTCTGGTGGCGGGCATTATCAGCGCTCTTCCCCAACTGGCGGCGTCTGTTCCGGAAATTGTTTCTGCCCTATACACAAGCATTGTTTCCGCTGGGCCGCAGTTGGCAACAGCAGGCACACAGCTGCTCTCTATGTTCACAAGTGGAATCGAAACCGGAATTCCGGATTTAATTTCCAGATTGCCGCAGATCATAGAAGGAATCCTGAATTTCATTGCAGAAAATCTCCCATCTATCTTGGACATGGGCGTTCAGATTTTGACTTCTCTGCAAGATGGAATTATAAACTCCATTTCGTCTCTTGTTTCGTCTCTGCCGCAGGTTATCTCCGCCATTACTGGGTTTATAGCAGATAATCTCCCAGCCATTGTGAACGCCGGAATTAGCGTGCTTGTAAACCTTGCATCCGGCATTGTATCTGCTATCCCACAGTTGGTTGCTGTATTGCCACAGATTATCTCTGCCATTGTGAACGGTATTGGAAATCTAATGGGAAGTATTGTAGATATCGGTGAAAACATTGTGCAGGGAATTTGGGAAGGCATCCAGAACATGGCAACCTGGATTAAAAACAAAGTAACAGGATTTTTCTCCGGGATTGTCGATGGAGTAAAGGGATTGCTTGGCATCCACTCCCCGTCCACGGTCTTTGCAGACATGGGCAAAAACATGGCCCTTGGACTAGGGGATGGCTGGGACAATGAGTATAGTCATATTCGGCGCGACATTGAGAATGGCTTGAATTTCGGAACCGCTAATGTTGACTACTCCTCTTCCATGTTGGGCCGGTCGCAGTCTGGATTATCCAATGCATTTAATAACATAGCGGCCACAATGGGTCAGAACTTTACAATCACGGTGCAGTCGGTCCTTGACGGTAAAGTTATCGGCGAAACTGCTTATCAGTATAGCCGCAATAAACAGCGGGCTTACGGAACGTAGGTGATGATATGAATGTTACATTCAAAATCGGGACTCTGGACTTATCCTCCAAGCTATCCACCTATAAAGTGACGTGGGAGGTTTCCTACCAGAAGATCATTACAACACTTGACAATGTGGAGCATCCATTTTCTGCACCGAAAAGAGCAATCGTGGATTTCTCTCTTTTGCCCCTTGACGATGACTTGGCCTCGTCTGTTTACGATGCGCTGGCAGAACAGACACAGACGGTTACTTTTACCGACCCATATAGTGCAGCAGATATTACAAGGTCTATGCGCATCACCAACAACCTTGAGGCGGAGTTTGGCCTGAAATCCGTGAACGGAAAGCGGTACTACAAGGGCGGAGAAATCCAAATGAGGGCAAACTGATGCAGCTTACAAGCGATCTCTATAAAGAAATACTATCCAACCCGAACCACTATAAGGAAACCAAACTGAACATTGCAGGGGTGGAGTATGGACAGGAAAACATTGTCTCTGTCCGGACATCCGGTGGACTTTTTACTGCTCCCGGAATCGGAAATTGCGCCGCCCGGCAGATTGACCTTGAAATACTACCGACCGGAGCTATCCCGAGACAGGCTCAAATAAAAGTTTTTGTTCGGTTGGCCTTGGGGGAACAGCGGTCCGAATGGTTGGAAAAAGGCGTATTTTTTATCTCCACTAGGACGAAAGACAAGCGAACGGGAAGCCTGACTATTACTGGATATGACGCTATGTTGAAAGCAGAGTCGGTATGGCTCAACTCCGATTATGATACTGAAAACTGGCCCATGTCACAGCAGGAAGCGGCAGAAGATATTGCCTACCGGATGGGGGTAGAGGTAGACCCTAGAACGGTTCTGACAACATCATTCCCTGTGGATTATCCCGTGGACGAAAACGGTGACTTGACCATGCGGGAGGTACTGGGCTATATCGCCGTATCCAACGCCGGGAATTGGATTATCACCGATGAAGGGAAATTGCTGCTAGTGAAGTATGGCGACATTCCTCCAGAAACGTATTATCTGGTTGAGGAAAACGGCTTTGCAATCACGTTTGGGGGTGACAGAATCCTTGTCTGACAAATTTTTTTTGGGGCCCCACGTCGGGGAGCTAGAGACAGGAGACATACCCGCCAACATCAGCAGAGTCAACTTGTCCGTAGACAGCGACCATTACTATACCGCTGGAGACGATACCGGCCGGGCTATCGAAGTAACCTGCCCATGGGGCACGCAGGAGATGGCGAACAGTATCCTGGCCGCTATCAGCGGGAAAACATATCAGCCTTATACAGCGACGGATGCACTTTTGGATCCTGCAGCAGAAATCGGGGACGCGGTGACGGTAGGCGGATATTATTCGGTAATCGCCTCTATCAACAACTTATTTGACCGAGCCTGTGCTCCAACCATTTCCGCCCCTGAATCGGACGAAATTGACGATGAATACCCTTATGAATCCAAAGAACGCCGTGAAACAAACCGACAGCTCGCCCACACCCACTCCCTAATCACCAAAACAGCCGAGGAAATCCGGCTGGAAGTCAAAAACGAAATTGACGGGCTTTCCGCGTCCATTGATATCAAACTGGATAGCATCACCAGCACAGTGCAGGGATTGGATAACCAAATATCCCAAATCCAACAGACCATAGATTCTATCACCCTAGAAGTTTCCAATAGTACAGCATCTTCCAGGATTAGTTTAGAGATTAACGGGATTACCGTGGCTTCTAAAACTATCAGATTTACAGGAGATATCGTTTTCGAGAGTGATCTTTCGTCTGGCACCACTTTGATTTCTGGCGATTGTATTCGGACTGGCCAAGTTAGCGCCAATTACATCCACCTGGGCGGCAAAATGGATGTGTACCGAACATCCGGTGGAAGTTCATTCGGCGGATATATCGGATATATGTCCGGCATGACGGCTTCGGGGAGCTCCACGGCGGGCATTGCCATCGCCAGCAGCAACGAGGCGGCGGTGGTGATCTGCACCACCAATGGCGCCCGGATGGGATATGACGGCGTTTCCACGGTGGTGTGCACCGCGACGCAGGTCTCCATCACCGGGGACACGGTATTCATCAACGGGGAGCCAGCCACAACCTCCGACGCGCGGCTGAAAACAGAAAAGCAATATGACGTAGAGAAATACCTGGGTGTATTTGACCGGCTGAAGCCCTGCACCTTTGTCTATGATGGGCACAAACGCCGCCACCTGGGCCTGATCGCCCAGGAAGTGCAGGAGGCCCTGGCGGACGAAGGTATCCCGGAGAGCGACTTCGCGGCGCTTTGCACGGAGCCGCCTGGCGAGGAACGGCCGGACGGTCTTTATACTCTGCGCTATGGGGAGATTCAGATTATGGCGATTGCTAAAATCCATCAACTCGAAAAAAAGATTAAAGATTTGGAGGAAAAATTGAATGGCTGATTTGACCAAAATCCATGAAGAGGCATCCGGTGCCTATGCAATCTTGTCCTCACTGACTGTTAGCGGAGACGCCGTGGATGCCATTGCAGCTATTAGAGCTAAACTGCGCCGCGTGGTGGAACTATCCGCTCCGGAGGAAACGGAGAAGAAGCATGGCTGACAAAACGATAGGTTCTCTTCCCGTAGCTTCCCAACTTGATAATGATAGCCTGCTAGTTGTAGAGCAACAATCACAGGCGCGTAGTATCAAGGGAGAGCTAATCAAAAAGTTTGCGCAAGCTGCGGCTGCAGAGTCAGTTTCGGCGGCTCAAAAAGCGGCAGAAGAAGCGCAGCTTGCAAAACAGGGAGCTGACGTAGCCAAAGAAGCGGCAGAGAAAGCAAGGACAGGCGCGGAAAACGCGAAAGATGCCGCTGAGACCGCCAAAAACGCCATTGAGAATATGACCGTATCGGCAGAAACTTTACCGCCTGAAAGCAACGCCACAGCCACCAAAAAAGCGGTTGCAGAATCTTTCCACATTGCTTTCGGGATTCCGCGAGGCAAACAGGGGGAGCCTGGACCACAAGGCCAGCAGGGAATTCAGGGTCCGCCCGGCCCTCAAGGCCCCAGCGGCGTAGCTGTTGCGGCTGAAGGGCAATATGCTTTCAACATAGACGAAAATGGGCATTTGATCTTGTACTATACCGGAGATTCCGCGCCCGACTTTGAGATTGGAGAGGACGGGCATCTCTACCTAAATATTGCTTAAAGGAGGGCTGTGTCATGCCGCAGATTGATTTGGGCCAGGTTGTAGGCCCACAGGGAGCACAAGGGGAACCTGGACCGCAGGGCGCACAGGGTATCCAAGGGCCTGCTGGACCAGCAGCTACTATTAATGGTGTAAATGCCTTAATTATTGAGGCAGGAAACAATATCGAGTTGTCTCAAAGCGGCTCCACAACTAGGTTATCAGTCCCAACGGATGCTGCACCAACAGAAGACAGTACGAAACCTGTCCAGTCTGGAGGTGTTGCGGCGGCTTTGTCTAATAAGGCGCCTGCGGGGTTCGGGTTGGGAACGTCAAATCCGCGCCACATTGACGATGCCAATAATGCGTTGGAATCCGGCTGGTATTATCTTGATGCGTCTACGCTCAATGGACCAGAAAGCGCAGAATATAGCAACGTGATGTTAGTGCTTACTCGGAACAGTAATCCCCAAACAGTCCAGGTGTCCTTTAATGTAACCGATCTGGCGTTCGAACTTCGGCGCGTTTGCACAAACGGGGTATGGAGTCCTTGGGAGTGGGTCAATCCCCCCATGCAGTTGGGCGTCGAGTACCGCACCACGGAGCGGTACAACAGCAAGCCGGTGTATGTCAAAACGGTAGACTTGGGAAGATTGCCTGACCGTTCTAATAAATCTGTGGAGCACGGCGTAGCAGATATAGAAGCATGTTTTGAATTTTACGGAAATTACTATCCAACTGGCATCAATTTAATTGGGAATAGCACTTATACTAAGCTGTACCTCAATAACGATACAATTTACATCTCCACTGATTTATCTAACGCCAGTGCTATCGTTGTCATGAAGTACACCAAAACCACGGATTAAGGAGGGTGCCATGAAAATTATCAAATACCAGCTGGCGACAGAGATCAACCACGGCACCCCTGAGGAGCCGGACATCGAGACGGTGCTCTCCGGTGTTACGATGCCTTACACGGAGGCTTCTTACGCCATCGCCCAGACGGAGGCGTATCAAGGGCAGATTACCGTGGAGGATGATGGACGGCCGGAGCCGGAACCTGGAGCCGAGGACATTACTCTTGATATGCTGGCAGACCATGAGGAACGCCTGTGTATGCTGGAACTCACCACAACTACTGTATGACAAGGAAGGAGCAGGACCATGACAACTGTATACAATCTTTGCAAGCTGCTGATTGACCGGGGGCGGACCGAGGGCCTTCAGGAGAAGATGGACGTGTATCTCGCCGCCGATAGGCTGACCCCGGAGGAATACAGCGCCCTCAGTAAGATGCTGACTGCGGAGGCGGCAGAGTAAAATGGACGAGAAGTGCATCCTGGACCCGCAGAGGGATTGTCTGGGCCTCCAGAAAGCCAATATGCTGGAAAAGCAGATGTCGGAATGGCGGGAGGCGTCCCGCAGCACCCACAAAGAACTCTTTGGCCGGATGCGGGAACTGGAAAAGGCGGAGGCCGCCCGGAATGAGCAGTACGACAATATCATGGAGAAGCTGGACCGGCTGATCGCATGGCAGGAGGCCGAGCAGGCCAAGCCGAAAAAGCGGTGGGAAGCCATCGTGGACAAGTCCGTATGGGCGGTTCTGGCGGCGGTAATTGCGTTTATTTTGGCCCGCATTGGGCTGTAATTTGAAAGGAGCTTACTTATGACTACCAACGAAATTCTGAACAAGTACACCACTGGCGAAATGACCCTGCCCGAGGCGAATGAGGCTCTGAAAAAGGCAGGTGCGGGCTTTACCCTGGACCCCAACCGCAACGTCATCACTCAGGAAGAGTTTGTGGCGACCACGGCAGGGGATACCCCCGACACCGTCAACGGCTACGGCCTGATGGACCACGGCGTGGGCTGCATGGAGAAGGTGTATGTGGTAGGCGGCAAGACCGTGGATGTGAACATGGGCGAGGAATATGCTCTGGTGTACATCGCCGGCCACAAGTACGAGCTGAAGGGCGACACCCTGGTGGAGCCGGAGGTGTAAGACATGAAAGCTATGCTGTCCCAGCCGATGGCTGGAAAAACCGATGAAGAAATCATCGCAACCAGAGAGAAAGCGATCTCTGCCCTGAAAGAAAAGGGATACGAGATTGTGAACACCCTATTTACAGACGAGTGGTATAGCAAAGAGAAGATGGAGGAGCGCGGGGTCGTCCAGATTCCCCTGTGCTTTCTCGCAAAGTCTCTGGAAAACATGAGCCTCTGCCATGCAGCCTACTTCTGCAAGGGCTGGGAAAAGGCCCGTGGGTGCAGGATCGAGCATGAGGCGGCCACCGCATACGGACTCACCATCCTTTATGAGGAGGGCTGATATGGAGACACTGAAGAAGCGCCTGGGCAATCTGCTGGCAGTCAAGAGCATTGTCACCATCACCCTGACGGCGGTGTTTGCCTACCTGACCTGCACTGGCGGCGTGACGGCAGAGCAGTTCTTGACGGTGTTCACCGTGGTGATTGCGTTCTATTTTGGGACACAGGCGGAAAAGCGCGCCCAGCAAAGCGGCGGTGATAGCCAGTGAGTTACACGCGAAAGGAGCAGCTGGCGAACCCCGGGAACTATGGCGGTTCCCGGAACGCCAGCCAAATCCGATATCTGGTGTACCACTACACCGGGAATGACGGGGACAAGGCGGCAAACAACGCCGCGTACTTCCAGCGGAACATCGTCAAGGCCAGTGCCCATTACTTTGTGGACGATACCACCGTATATCTGTCCGTCCCCGATCTGAAGATTGCGTGGTCCGTCGGCGGCAGCAAGTACGCCAACGCCGACAAGACTGGCGGCGGCACCATGTACGGCGTCATCACCAATACCAACTCTATCAGCATTGAGATGTGTGACACCATCCGGAACGGTGTCTATCAGGCCAGCGAAGCAACTCTTGCCAACGCTGCCGCCCTGGGCCGGGCTCTGATGGAAAAGTACGGCATCCCCATTGAGAACGTGTACCGTCACTTTGATGTGACAGGGAAGCACTGCCCGTCGTACTTGGTGAGCGCCCAGAAGTGGGCAGAGTTCAAGAAGAGACTGGAGGTCAAGATCATGGACAATACACCGTCTCCCGCCCACAAGGAGGGCGTGGAATGGGCCATTGCAAACGGCATCCTGACGGGCAACAGCGAGGGGGACCTGATGCTCTCCCAGCCCGTTATCCGGCAGCAGATGTGCACTATGTTGCATCGGCTTTGGGAGCTGATGAAATAAGAGGAAGGACGTGAGACTGTGAGCGCAAGAGTGAAACTGCCTGATCCGCTGGATAAACTCTTGCGCTCTCAGCTGGAAAGAGCTATTGAAGAGGCAGCACTCTATACAGACGATGAACTGATCGCAAGGCGGCGTATCATCGATAAGTGGAATCAAATTGATGTAGCGGCAGAATTGGGCTGGTATCGTAGCACAGTTAGCGATCACGAAAAGTATATATTCCAGAGGGTTAAGGATGTAGCAAAACAGCTTTACAAAAATAAGGGAGCCGGGGATTGACCCGGCTCCTATCTTTTATACTCGTAGGCATTCGTCGAAAAAGGCTTTATCTAAGATAAGCACATCATCAGAACAATTTTTAAGTTTAGTCATATTTTGCCCATTTACACCCACAACAACAGTTATTTTCCCGATAGTATTCAGAATTTCAAGCGCCGGAATATAATCGCTATCTCCGCTCACAATAACAGCAACATCATACGCATTTAAAAAGCCTTTTGCTATTAAATGAACCCCCATGTTGGTGTCGGTTCCTTTTTCCTCTACATAATAAGTTGACTTGTCATGAATATCCATTTCCTTCCCATAAACCTTCCGAGCGATATGCTGCCCTTCGATTACGGTAAAATATTTTTGATTTTTCAACCCATTTATCCAGTTATATGTATTTTTCCTGCGCTCATCCTGCATAAGAAATTCATCTGGCTTTGGGGCACACAAGAAAGTTTTTTCAAGGGTATGGTTCCCTGGAAGAAGGCTGACAATTTTCTGTGGGAACTTATTATAATCTAATCTGGCAGTAGGTTCCTCGATTTTGCGATAATAATTCATCATAGCGATATTGAAGTTTTCAAAATCAATAAAGACCATTGCCCTTCCCATATTTTATCCCTCCAGTAAATGTCTAAGGGGCCCGCTGGCTCGAAAGCCATACGGGCCCCGTCTTAGTCTAAGCAGAAAGACATGATACTTTCTGCTCCCTTATTATATGATTTAGAAAGGGATTTGTAAACACATTTTTGCAAAATTCTTCAGATACCAGCATACATAATACACACTCCCCTCATATCTCCCACATAGATGCCACCCAGCGGAAGTTTTTTTATGCGACAATATCAATAGGAGGACGTGAGGATCAAGGGCTGGTACACGTCGCCGCCCTCCTTGCGGCCTCCTGATTTCACTGATAAGGACGTGTTTGATTTGATTTTGAATGGTGCTGAATTGGT